TTTATAAAATTTTTAAATTAATATTGACAATATTCAATAATAATTATATAATAATATTGTAAAAATAATAAGAAAAGGAGGGCAAGTTATATGAAATACAAAGTTTGGATATATGGTACGCCATTCAGTGGAAAATCTTATTTTGCAGATACATTCCCGAAACCATTCTTAATTAATACAGATGGTAATATGCAGTTCTATAAAAACGCAGATGGTGTGCAAGTATCAACATATAACGAATTTGTCAAAGCACTTGAAAACTTTGACACGAAGAAATACGATACATTAATTATTGATGTATTGGACCATATTTACGATATGTGTCGTGAGAAATTCTTAGAGGAACATGGAATAGAGCATGAAAGTGACCTTATTTCTAGTGGAGCTAATACTTATGGTAAAGGTTGGACACTCTTAAGAGAACAATTTTGGTATATGATTAGTAAAATCAGAAACATTGACGCTAATTTAGTTTTGATTTCTCACGATGACGAAAAAGAGGAAAAAGGTAAGTTAGGTACAACTAAAACAATATATGCACCTGCTACAATACCAAAACCAATAACTAAAAAACTAACAGGAATTATGCACTTTGTTGGACATTGTTATCGTGATAATAATGATTTTAAAATATCATTTGGAAATAATGATAATGAATTAAGTGGATATAGATTACCAATTGAAAATAAAGTAATTAACAATAATTTTGAAGAATTTAAAAAGAATATAATAGGAGAATAAAAATATGGGTATATTAGAATTTATAAATAAAAATTGCGAAAGATTAATAAACATGGATAAAGATGAGTTTTTCTCATTGCCACCAAAGGAATTCAATAAAAAATTAGATGAATTAATGAGTAATATGACACAAAAGGAAATGAATTTAGTTAATCTTACGAAAGAGGATATTGATGAATTATTCGATTTAATGAACGAGTCTAAAGAAAGAGTGAAAAAAATGAAAAATGAATTTAATGAAGATATTACCAAAAAAAATAAAAAGGAAGACAAAAAAGAAGTTAGCATAACAATAACAGGTACTAGTACTGAAGATGGATTTGAAAATCTTCATTTAGAAAGTCAAGGAAAACCAAAAGATGTTATAATGTTAATATCAATCTTTACTAGTGAATACTTGAAATGCAGATTTAATGGAACACAGAACCAATTAGAAATTTTAGACGCGATTAATAAAGAAACAATTGAATTAATAAAAGAAGGAGAAGATGACGATGAATAATAACGATTTGAAAGACTTAAATGATTTATTTAATAATGTAAAAGATAAAGATGAAAGCGAATTTAGTTCATTCGCACAAGTACCAGATGGAAATTATAAAGGAATTATTGATGATTTAGAAGTTACTGAAAGTAAAACTGGAAAACCAATGTTTGTAATATCTTATAAAATTACAGATGGTGAATATAAAGATGTAATACATAAACAATTTATAATGTTGTGTGGTAATGATGAAAATCAAGCTAGTAGAAATATAAACAGATATGCAACTACTGTAAAAAAATTAGGTATAGACACTAGTAAGGGTATTCAATATACATTTGATAATTTAGGAGTAGGTCTTAATAAAAATGTATTAATTAAAATTGAAACAACAATTGCTAAAAATGGTAATTCATATACTAATACATCATTTGATTTATTATAAATAGAGGAAGTGAAAAATCTTCCTCTATTAAGTTATAGCTTGAAAATTTTAACTTGATTATAACTTGATTATATAAATTTAAACAAAAGAGGGTATTAGTATGATTGGATTTGACTTTGAGGTTTTTAAATACGATTGGTTAGTAGTATTTAAAAATTTTATAAATAATAAATATAAAATAATAGTTAATAATAAAGATGAACTAAAAGAATTTATAAATAAAAATAACAATGACTTACTTATTGGATATAATAATAGTCATTATGATAATTATATTTTAAAAAGTATTTTATTAAATAAAGACCCATATTACATATCTAACATAATAATTGATAAGGAAAAACAGAACAGAATTTACAGATTAGCAAATTGGAATGATATTAAATTAAACACTTACGATGTTAGTTTTGGATTAGGGTTTACATCTCTAAAAGAAAATGAAGCTTATATGGGAATAAGTATTGACGAGTGTCCAATTGACTTTAAACTAGATAGACCACTAACTGAAGATGAAATTAAAAAAGTAATAAAATATTGTACACGAGATGTAGACGCTACTGAATTATTATTTTATAAATCTAAAAGTAAGTTTGAAACTAAAGTGTATTTATGCAGTGAATTTGGTTTAGATAAAAGCTATTTGAATAAAGCTGACCAAAGTATTATTGAAAAAGTATTAGGTGCAGATAGAAAAGTTAGTTTTAATGACGAATTTGACCCATTTGATTTCTCACAATTGAATTTAAAAATAAATAAATATAAAGAGGTTGTTGATTATTTTAGTAAACCACTAGAATATAATATGGGTTTAAGTATTGATATATGTGGTGTCCCTCATTCATTGGGAATAGGTGGAATACATGGAGCAATCAATAATTTTAGTTATACTGGTAAAATTATGAATATAGATGTAGCGAGTTATTACCCTAGTATGATGATAGCTTATGATTGGTTTTCAAGGGCAATTCCTGATGAAAAAAAGAAATTATATGCTAAAATGAAAGAGGATAGAATAGTTCTAAAAAAGACCAACAAAAAACTAGCTGACGCTTATAAATTAGTTTTGAACACAACTTATGGGTGTTATAAATATCAATATTGTAATCTATATGACCCTAGAATGGCTAACAATATTTGTATAGGTGGTCAAGTAATGTTGGTAGACTTGTTAGAAAATTTAGAGCCATATTGTAAATTGATACAATCTAATACCGATGGAATTATTATAATACCTTATGATGAGGATAAAATTAAGGAAGTAGTTACCGATTGGGAACTTAGAAGTAGAGTAAAAATGGAAATTACTTATGGAGATAAAATTGTTCAAAAAGATGTAAATAATTATATTATGAGAACAGAAGATGGTATTAAAGCAGTCGGTGGATATGTTGCTCAATATAAACCTAGAACATTAAGATGTACATTGGCAATCGTAGATAAGGCACTATCAGAACACTTATTGAATAATACATCAATAGATGAATATATAAATAACAATAATGACATTATTGATTATCAAATTATATCGAAAGTGGGAAAAACTTATGATAAAGTATTTTACGAAATAGATGGTAATCAATATGAAACTAATAGGGTTAATAGAGCATTCGCTGGATATAAACCTTGTACATTATATAAGCAGAAGAATAACAAAAATAAGGAATTGGTGGCTAACCACCCCAAAAATACGTTGATATATAACGATGACATTAATAATTTGGATATTAGTTTAATTGATAAACAATGGTATATAAATTTGGCATATAAAAGACTACAAGATTATTTAGGTAAAGATTATTTAGGTATTAATATTGGCATTGGAGGTACATACGCATGAAATTACAGGATATGAAATTTATTAAATTAAACCGAGATAAAACCCCCAAGGAAAAACTAGATAAGTCTTATAAGTACGATACTGTCGAATTGTACGCTGATTTAGGTGTATTAATAACAGAACCATTTGTTGTTTTTGATGTAGATGATATGAATGAATTCTTAAAATTAAAAGAAATTATCAAGGACAAAAAAATCAAATGTAATATTATGAAATCCACAAGAGGTGGTCATTTTTGGTTTAAATCCAATAAACCACTGACTAACAATGTCCATATTAAAACACCATTAGGGATTACTGTCGATGTTCGCAGTTATGGAAAATTGTGTTATACGAAAGTGAAGCAAGAGGGGAAGTGGAGAGAATGGCTTACAGATTATGATTTTGATGATTTAGATGAAGTCCCATTCTGGTTACAACCGATTAACCATAGTTATGAACTAATAGATTTGAAAAGTGGAGATGGTAGAAATGAAAAATTATTTAGTTATATCATAACACTATCAAACTATATGACCAAGGAAAAAGTTCGTGAAGTTTTCTATATAATTAATGACTATATATTTGGGGAGAAACTAAACTATAAGGAACTAGAAACTATATTAAGAGATGAAAGTTTTGATAATTTAAGACCAAACTTTTTTGATAAAGCGAGATTTTTATTTGACAAGTTTGCAATTTGGCTAGTCAATAATTATTCAATTATGAGAAGAGACAAGTTATTATATTTATATTATGATAATCATTATTGTAATGATGTTTCTAAAATAGAACAATTAATGGTAAAGCATATACCAAACTTAAATCGTAACCAAAGGAACGAAACATTAGAATATTTAAAACTAGTTGCACCTACAATACCTGACATTACATATTATTATATTATATGCAAAAATTGTATCGTAGATGTTAGAGACAATAAAACATATAACTATTCAAAGGACTTTTTCATACCTACATTGTTAAATGTTGAATATAACAAAAAATATAAAAGTAATCCAATTGTTGATAAATTTATGGAAAGAATTTGTTGTGGAGATAAAGAAGTCGAAGACTTAATATATGAGATGATTGGTTATTGTTTAATTCCAACTAGTAAATTCCAAAAATCATTCATACTATATGGAGATGGTTCTAATGGTAAATCGACATTATTGGATATGGTAATATCAATTTTAGGAGATTATAATGTATCTTCATTAAGTTTTAAGGAAATCAATCATAACTTTAAATTAGCTGAAATTACGGATAAATTAGCCAATATTGGTGATGATATTTCTGATGAATATATAACTGATAGTTCAATATTCAAAAAACTAGTAACTGGTGAGGAAATTACTGTAGAGCGAAAACACGAACAACCTTATAAAATAAGGAACACGGCTACGATTATATTTGCAACCAACAACTTACCAAATATGCAAGATAAGTCCAATGGTATGGTTAGAAGACTATGTATTATACCTTTTAATGCAATCATAACCAAAAATGATAAAGATTATGACCCATTCATAATTGATAAACTTACTACAGAGGAAGCCAAAAGTTATGTACTAAATAAGGCATTAGAGGGTCTTCAAAGGGTATTCATAAACCAAGGGTTCACAACTCCAAAGTGTGTTGATGAATTAATGGCAGATTACTATCGTGAAATCAATAATGTTATACAATTTTTAGAAACAATCGAAAATGACGATATTATTGGAAAGACGAGTAAAGACTTTTATAATGACTATTTATTTTGGTGTGTTACAAATAATCAAAATAAATATACTTTGAGACGATTTAATACTGAAATTAAAAAAAGAACTAAACTGGAATTGTCTTTAAAGAGAAAAAATGGAGAAGTTATACAAGTTTGGAATTAATTTTATTAATTTATAAAATACTATTGACAAAA